ACAAGAGATTGAAAAATTAAAGAGCCGGATGGATGAGAGAGTATTCCGCCAGGAGATGGAAGCATCCTTTGAGACTGTTGGAAACAGGGCTGCATATAACTTCGACAGGAATGTGAATGTAAAAGATACTGATGACCTTAGCAGCACTAAGTGGGTTGGTATTGATTTCAATGTGGACTATATGAGTGCAGTTGCAGTCTGTGAATATACTGATGGAACGGTGCATTACTATGATGAGATACGCCTTGCTAATTCTAACACTACTGAGATGGCTAAAGCTATGAGAGATAAATGGAATGGTATTGTTGAAGTATATCCCGATCCCGCAGGTAAAGCCAGAAGCACCACATCTTCAGTATCAGATCACGATATATTAAGAGACTATGGCTACCAGGTGATAGCACGTAAAGCTCACCCATCTCACAGGGACAGGATTAATGCCTTGAATGCAAAGCTACTCAATGCGAAGGATGAAGTTAAAATGACAGTTTCACCAAGCTGTATTGAACTCATTAAAGACCTGGAACTATGCCAGAGAGATAAGAATGGCGGATTGGATAAGTCAGACATTAAAAGGACACACGCCTTTGATGCTGCAACGTATGGGTTAGAATACAGACATCCCATACATAAACCCGAAACAAGGACATTTATAGTATGATAGTATTTTCATCAGCAGAGAAAGCAGTTAAGGATGCCTTAAAGAATTTTAAATCAAACAATATAGATTCATTCTTTAAAGACCGGAACACTGCTATTGATTATTACACCTACAACAATACAAAGAGATTTATAAAAGACAAATTTAAAGGTAGTATTAATCAAGAGATTGACCTTTATACCACCAAACTAACCAAGAGATTAATTGATAGAATCTCGCTGGTGTATAAGAAAGCACCAGTGAGAGAAGCAGATGACAAGTATCAGGATTTAATACCAACCAAGAATATTAAACTCAAACAGATGGAGAGGATTCATAACCTTGTAGGGACTATGGCAGTGAGGGTGAAATGGAATGGTATGAATCTCGAGTATGAACCATTGCTTGAATTTGAACCTATCTTTGACAACGGTGATTATTTAAACCCTGTGGCTGTGGTGTATTCACTAAAGCACCCCACAGGATCACGCACACAATCTCAGAATGAGATATTTGCATACTGGTCAGATGATGAGCATTTCCTGTTTGATTATCAAGGCAGGAGAATAGCACCATCAGAAGATAACCTGGATATGATTAATCCGTATGGAGTAATGCCTTTTGTATTCCTGCACAATGATCCCATAGATGAGTTCTGGACAACCGGTGAAGGGTTTGACATAGCAGAAGCCAATAAACAGATTGACCAGCAATTAACACAACTGGCATTCAAGCTGAGAATGAGTGATGGAATCTTGGCAGCAGAAGGCAGGGTTGATGCTAATAATATCCAGATAGGATTAAACAAACTCACAGTATTGGAAGATGGCAGGATGTATTCTGTCAATCCATCTACCAATATTCAGGTTTGCATTGAAGCAATCAAAGACCAACTGACACTACTCTCCACCAATCACCACCTTTCATTTGATTGGGGTGTGAATGGTAATCAATCAGGTGTAGCAATTAAACTTAACAACCTTGAACTCCTGGAAGCAAGAGAGGATGATGTAGATAAATACCGGACACTTGAGAAACAAGTCTATGGTATTGAAAGAGCAATATCTGAGGTTGAGGGCAATATTAATCTCCCTGAAGATATGTTTATAAACTTCACAGAAATAGACTTTCCTGATCCGGAGAATGAAAGAGCCAAATGGGATTGGTTATTTCAACACAATCTGGCATCCCCCATTGATTATCTAATGAGCAAGGATGCAGAACTCAAAAAGGAAGATGCAGAAGAAATTATAACAGCAAACAAAGAAATGAACGCACCTACACCTAAAGCCGGTGGACTCTTGGGTGCATTACAGAAACCGATAAATGCCTGATATACTACAAAGTGGTATAGATACATCAGCCAACATCTTTGCAGATGCAATTGAACGTGTGCAGATAGAACTGGTCCAACAGATAGTTGATTTAAGACAACAGGGACTCACCAATATTCAGATTGTCCAGGTATTAGAGGCAATTGATATGGAGAGCTACCTGCTGAATGATTTAGGATTACAATCTGATATTGATAACCTGATGCTGACCTATGCCAATGTATTAGAAAACCTGAATGGATTTGGTGCAGTAACTGAGGAATCACTCCAGGCATTGATTGAAATAGACAGAGCATTTTTTATGAGTGAATCACAGAATATGGCGAATACAGTCAGGCAACAGTTAGCCAGGGGTGTATTGGCAGATGTATCAGAAAGCGAACTAACAAGGGGCATTCTGGACGGAATGGGCGGTGTATTACGCAAAGACCAGGCAGCAACACTGGCAAACACTGCTCTGAATAGTTATTCCCGGAATGTGACTAAGATAATGGCAGATGAAATGCCGGAAGATACTAAATATTATTATCAGGGTGCATTGGATGACAGGACAAGGGATGTGTGTTTGGATATGATTGCAGCGGGAGAACTCACACAGTCAGAAGTTGAATCAAGTTATGGCGGTGCATTTGTTGATGGTGGTGGATTCAATTGCAGACATAGATGGACAATGGTCACAAGCACAGTGAAAACCAAAGATTCACAGGCAAGAAAAGAAATAGGGACAAGGAAGAATTATAACCCGGTAACTGCAAGAGGTGTTTCAGTTGGAAATTAGACCAAACAAACAATGGTGGATAAAATTAGGTGAAGAAGTCTCTGAGAGATTACGCAAGAGAACTAAATCCGGCAAAGGATTGGAGGGTTCTTTTAAATCTTATACAGCTGATTATAAAAAGAATAAAGCAGCAGGTAAATATAAAAGACAATCATCTACATCCACCAAACCAGACCTCACACTTACCGGTGATATGCTAAGGGATTTACAGGTCAGGGGTGCATCAAGGTCAGGTGTCCAGATTGGATGGACAGGTTCATTTGCTGAGAGGGTTGTGCATAATCAGGAGATGGGTAGAGAGATCACATCATCCAGTAAGGCACTACCTAAAGAATTACAGAATTATATACTAAACAGATTAGACAAGGAAGTTGGCAGAAAGATTAAAAAACAATCAGGCAAGACAACCGTGATTAAGGTGGGTGTATGAAAACCATCATTATGATATACGGTGCCGGATATTTGGCGGTGTTATTCACCTGGATATTCTCTGATAAATACAGAGCAATCTATTTGAGTGGCAGAACAGATATATCCGGGATATTGATTGGTTCATTTTTCTATCCTGTTGCTCTGTTTAATTATATCAAAGACGAATTTATAAAATAAAAGAAGGAGACAGTAATGTCAGACACAAAAGTCGTAGAAAATGAAACAGTCGTGGCAGACGTAAAAGAGCCAATCACTGAAACTGACAGTGTAAAAACAGAGAATACAATACCATATTCTCGGTTTAAGGAAGTCAATGACAAGTTGAAAGAGTATGAAACTAAACTTGCAAAGAGAGATTCCGATGAAGAAACACACAGGAAAGCAGAACTGGAAAAGCAAGGTGAGTATAAACAACTCTTGGCAGAAGCCAAAGCTGAGATTGACAGCTTAAAACCATATAAAGAGAAATTGGATGGATATGTGGCAGATCGCAGAGATGTGTTAGTATCGAAGTTGCCAGAATCCAAACGTGAGAAATATACCAACGCACCATTAGACATTCTGGAGGAGATTGTTGAAGATTTTACTAAAGCATCTCCAAGAGCAGGTGTCTCAAATCAACAGGCATCCAGGTTTGGCGGGTTTGAATCTTTGACTGAATGGGCAAGAAAAGACCCTCAAGGTTATAAAAAATTCCATCGCAACAATAAAGGAATAACTCTTGGATATAGCAGCTAAAAAGGGAAGATATAAACCCTTTGGAGTTGATCTTGATCCTAAAGGAGAATTAGCCGAAAACAACCTGCCTGATGGTGATATTGATGGATATGTAAGAGGCGAGAAGGTGAATTATGATAATGTCATTGATGAACTGGAAGAACGTGCAACTCGTGTATCTGAGGGAAAGCCACCGGTGGTTGGTAAAAAGTATTTTACAGGAATGAAATTTAGGAAGGATTAAAAATGGCTACAACTACAACTTCTATTGCTGCTGGTGCTTTAGATAAGGTGATAGCGGATTCGGTAATTGCATTCAATGAAGTGGATGTAATGTTTCCAATAGTATCACAAAAGCAGTGTCCCCCTGGGGCATTAACAGCACAATGGTCAGATTATACAAAGGTAGATTCCTCAAAGGTTGAGGAAGTAACTGAAGGAAGTAATGCTTCCGCTGTTACCAGTATTGCATCTGCTTCACGGTCATATACAGTAATTGAACACGTTATCCAGGCAGATTTAACAGATTTGTCTGTAATGGGCAATGCTGATGATTTAGCCGGGAATACAGGTGATATATTAGGCAACGCAGTGGCTGCTAAACTGGACAAGGATTGTGTTGGTCTGTTTGGATCATTTGTTCAAACTGAATCTGCTGCTGGGACAGCATTAAATCTCGGTCACATATTTGGCGGACTAAGACAGCTTCGTGCTGCTGGTGCTCCTGCACCCTATAACCTGGTTATGAGTGACCAGGGTATTTGGGGTTCTAAGGGACTGAGGAGTTTATTGGTTCAGGGTGGTAATACAGGAACTAATCCTGTCCCTCATTCACTTTTAGGTAGTGAAGGACAGGAAATGTTATCACGTGGTTTTGTTGACAGAATGGGAAATATTGATATTTATTTCTCTAATGAAATTGATGATGATGTAGCAACGCTTGGTGACTCTGCTTCTGGTATGTTCTCAAAGGGTGCAATTGGTCTTGCAATAGGGCCGGATGGACTTTGGAGAATAGAACCACAGAGAGATGCCTCAGCACGTATTACTGAATATGTTGCAACCGGTTTCTGGAAAGCTGGTGAAGTGAAAGATACATTTGGAGTGTATATTTTACACGATGTTTCTTAAACCACAGTCTAAATTGGGGGAGGGGCAACTCTCCCCCACTTGGGAGAATAGATGGCAACTTTAAATGATAATTTAAATACACAGTTTGATCACGATTCATCTGGTGGTAATCTGAATGATAATATCATTGCATTCTTAAAGAATAAAGGTAAAACCGGAACTCTGAACGATATGCTGTATTCCTGGGCAACTGATGAAGGTGGCACAGGCACATTAAATGACAGATTAAAAGCTGCATTCGGGACAACAGGAACTTTAAATGACCGGATGAAATCCTGGGTAGCATTCTCCAACACCTATTCACTTGATTTTGATGGGACTGATGATTATGTGAACTGTGGTAATGATTCATCTTTACAAATTAGTGGCGATATAACCTGTTCCTGTTGGCTTAAAACAAGTTCTGCTGATAGTCCAATGTCATTAATCGATAAATTAGGTTCTAATACAGGGATGTTTATTTTTCTATCATCGGGTAAACCAAGAATATGGATAGGTACTGGTTCGGCTATTGTAAATTATGAAAATATAGGTTCTGACCTTAGAGATGGGGCTTGGCATCATTTGGTCGTTGTAAATGATGAAGATGTAGCGACTTATGTCTATATTGATGGAACTGCATATAATAATGGAACTGCTACGGATATGGCTGTTAATACAGCAAATAATTTTAATATTGGTAGTTATTCAACTACATCTTGGATATTTGAAGGTAAAATTGACGAAGTCGCAATCTGGAACTCTGCATTAACAGCATCGGAGATTACTGCAATATACAATTCTGGCACACCAATAGCATTAGATTCTGATTCTGGTAATTACTCAAGCAGTGCTGATTTACAAGGCTGGTGGAGAATGGAAGAAGGTAGTGGGTCGTCAGTTGCAGATTCATCAGATAATACGAATACAGGCACAATTACAGGTGCTACATTTTCAACGGATGTGCCATAATGAGTTATCCGAATAGAAAATATATGATAATTCCATTTGCAGATGTAACTGATGAAATGATGAATAATGCAATGGAATATAGTATCAATTATTTAAGGCATTCTGTAACTGGCTCAGATAGAGTAATCCTGAAATATGAAGGTGCTAAACCATCTTGCTTTCGGGGAATGACAACTTACACTCATTCTCAGATATTAACTGAATTACAAGGTAGTGATTGGAAAGCAGTAGATGCCTAAAAGGCTCACTCAGAACTTTACACAGGATGAATTTCTTTGTCCCTGTTGCGGTGATTGTGGTATTGAGATTGATTTTGTAATGGAACTCCAGGCAATCAGAACAAGGGTTGGTTTTCCTTTAGCAGTTAATTCCGGATGGAGGTGTGAAGAACACAATGAGAAAATATCACCTAAGTCTAAAGGGGATCACGTTAGAGGATATGCTGTGGATGTTCAATGCTCATCAAGGTATAAAAGAGCAGAGATTCTGCAACACGCTTTAAACTCAGGGTTTTTTAAAGATATAGCAATTGGTAAGAGTTTTATTCATTTAGGAAGAGGAAAATCAAAGCAGGGAATTGGAGTTTATGCCTGATACAAAATACACCACACAGAAGCACAGAGAATGGGTAATAAAGACTCTCACAGGGTTGCAATCTGATTTAAAGAATATTAAAGAAACAACCAATCGTAATGAGAAATGGTTAAATAAGATTAATGGCAGAACCACTAAGACTGAGGCAAAGGTAAATTTTATGCAGGGAGTTAGTTCTGTGGTGGCGGTGGTGTTTGGAGGACTCATTACCTGGCTGTTTAAAAGGGTTTAGTTTATTGACAATGTAGTAAAAAGGGCAATCGTCACACCTGATAAGCATTTCCCTAATCACAATCAGGCAGCTATTAATTGTTTAATACAGACAATTAAAATAGTAAAACCTGATCTGTATATTGATCTTGGGGATGTAGGTGAATGGGAAGGTTCATCCCATTGGCAGTGGAAGAAGAAGAAAAGACCACCGTTGGAATATCAGATTCCATTTATTGACAGGGATGTAGAAGATGTTAATGCAGGACTTGACCAGATAGACGAAGCCCTGTATAAGTCAGGTTGCACTGACAAATATATGATTGAAGGTAATCACGATGATTGGATGAATAGGTTTGTAGATGAGCATCCATATTTAAAGCATTATCGTTTTAAAGATGCTGTGAGATTAAAGGAGAGAGGATATAAATACTATGCAATTGGGAAGTATCTAAAGATTGGAAAGCTCCACTTTTATCACGGTCATCATTTTTCAGGGATTTCACATACAAGAAATCATTTGTTGAGATTGGGTGCAAATATAATGTATGGACATCATCACGATTTACAGCAGTCATCAGTTACACATATTGATGGCAGTAAGTCTGCCTGGAGTATTGGATGTTTGAAGGATATGTCTGATGAAGAAAATGCCTGGCTTGGAAATAGAAAACACAACTGGTCAAATGCCTTTGCAATTGTTGATTACTTTGAAAGAGGGTTTTTTACAGTTCATATAATAAATATAATTGATGGAAGGACATCACTATGGGGGAATTTGATAGATGGAAATTCAAAATGAGTTTAGACAAACTTATTATGGCAGTGCTGTTTGCGATAATGTCAGTTTTCTTTGTCAGATCAGCACCTCAGGAGTGGGTTGTGTTCTATATAATTATGTTTTCAGTTTTGAATATTTATCACATCTTCATCAAAAAAGAAGATGAGTGAAGGAAGTAATAATATTAATCATATTGGCAATAGGTCTGCATTATGTAGAGGTATGGCAAAGGGGAAGAATCCCGGATTGCCCGGACTATTGTCAAGTGGATCATTTACATAAAAAGGAGAAAATAAATGTTAGAATGGTTTTCAGGGAATTGGGGGACAGCACTGGCTCTCTTTTACATATTAGAGAAGCTGGTAAAATTGACACCAACCAAATACGATGATATACTGGTTGATGTATTTTGGAGTGGTATAAAGAAAGCACTTGGTAAAAAATAATGGCAGTATCAACATTTAAATATTGTGACCAGGATTTCTTCAGGTCTATCTATCCTGACTATGGGAAACATCTGGCAAGGGTTCACATTCACGGATTCACACAGGTATCCGGAGATCAATGGGAAGTCTCAGGTATTGGCACAACGCCGGCTCAAGTATTCTTTGATGGAGTTGAAGGAATAAAAGAAACTTCTGCTGCTAATGTAGGGGTTGCAACTGAATGGTATTATGATACTGAAACAGATAAACTCACCATCTTCACTGCAACTGCATCTGACAATCCTAATGATGATGAATATATAGAAGCTGGTGATGATAAAGATACTTTTGTGGATCAACACCTGGTGAACGCTTCTATGCAGTTAAATAATATGCTGGATGCAAGATTTCCAAGACCTATTCCAAAAGGGTTTCAGCATTCAAGTGATCCGGCTAATGACATACCGGAGTATGATTACATCTTAAAGCTGATGGCAGCAAAGATTGCAGCAGTGAATATGATAAGAGCCGGAGATCCCACTTCTGAGATTGCAGATTCATTCTGGAGTGAAGTTACCAACCCAGAGGAAATGGGATTAGTGGACAAGCTTAATAAGGGTGAATATAAACTATCATTTGAGATTGACAAGACAGATGATTCCGGTGATGTGATTGAAGTCACTAAAGCAGGGACAATGTCACTGGTTGAAACCTATGGAGAATGGACAGGTGCAATTTATGACAGGGTTCAGGTGATATGTTCAACTACCGGGGGTGCTTATGGAACTGCTAAGGTGGATGTAAAAGTATCAGGGAGTGATCAGCTTTATGGCACAACCATTTCAGATGTAATCGTCACAGGGGGGTTACAACATATTGCGAATGGTTTATATGTAAGATTTGAAGGTGCTTCAATGAATGTTAGTGACAGGTGGGATGTGGTGGTTAGGCGGTCAGGATTGAAAGAAAGTAACACAAATGTTTATACGGTGGGGCTGTATAAATAGTGGCTGTTACTTATACAAAGGTTGCATTTCCAAAGATTGAGGAAAGACTCCGGAATATAATCAATGAAGAATTTAAGAATGTGTATATCTCATCCAGATTTGAGAATATGGGTAGTGATGAATCTATCAGAATATTTACATCATCTTCTAACCTCTTGGAACATACTCAATATAGTGAGGTCAGGGAATATACAGTATCAGTCAGGCATTATTACAATGAGCCGGATTCAATCAGGCGGGAGGAATATGTTAAAAACCGTATTGACAGACTTAAAAAACTTATTATGGGTAATATTTCGTCTGCTGGTAATTATTACGATCTCCATATCGATGGGATTCAATATGACGTTCAAGATGTTGAGAATGAAAATAATCCGGATATGCACATTACGGAATTAGAGGCAATGTTAAAAAATTATAATAAATGGAGTTAAGAAATGAAATATAAAGCAAAGGATTCTTATAAAGACCTGGACAACTTTGAGAACTATGTGTCATTTGGTAGCGGATCGATACATCAAAGATTGCTGTCTGGTGAATGGGTGGAATGTAATCCCCCGCAAGAATTAGAAAAATACTTAACAAAAGAATCAAAACCTAAGAAGGAGATGAAATAAATGGCAATCAGTTCAAATATTCAACATAAAAAAGAGGTAACTGTTTACATTGGAACTGAGACCACAATGGGGACAGCTACATTGGCAGCGGGGACTTGGTATAAAATGGATATAATTGATTATTCAATTTCCGAAATATCTGCCCCATTAGAAGTTGCAGGTGCAAGGTCTGGTCTATATGGTCAGGGTGAGTCTATGGCGAAACATAGGCGTGATCAACAGATGTATGATATAGAATTACAGATGTATGGAGGTGCAGCATCAATTGACAGAATCTGCGGTGCATTATTTGAAGATTCTAATGGAACTAACGCATTATTGGGTTCATCTCCAACAACTACAATATTTAAGGATAGTGCAGCAAACGGTGTTCCTGTAACCATTCTTTTCGAGAATGGGGGTTCAGGTGGTAATGATCTTTGGTTTATCTCCTGCCTTTGCACAAAGTTAAGTTTGAGTTATGGACTCGGTGATGGTGGTTCATTAAAACTGACAGCAGGGTTTACAACTGGTTATGATCCGGTTGAAGGAACTCTAACACCAACTACATCAACTGACACTTATGGCAAACCATTTAACTTTCACGACCTGTCAACACATACACTGGATGCTGCTGATTTGCTTCTTTCAGATGTAAGTCTTGATATTTCAAGAAGTGTGAGCAGGGTGGGATATGACAGTGCAACCTACAAACCATTAAAATATACCATTGGACAGTATGAGGTGAGTGGATCGTTGTCTTGTAAAAGAGACTCAAACAGTGATACTGTAACACGTAATTCATCAGTTGGTGTAGTGTTGGCTCTATCAGATGGGACTTTCAAAATAGATGCGCCTGATGTTATGGTGAGTGATGTGTCCAGTGATACAGCTGAAGATGGGTGGAAAAGCACATTCAATTTTAAATGCTTTTTTAATGATGCTACAACAGTCAATCCAATAGTAACAATTACCACTGTCGCTGAATAAATGAGGAAGGTATTACTGGAAGTAAAGGATGGGGATAAAGTTCTCAAGTCTCAGGATATTGAAATCAGTGATCTGAATTTCACAGACAGACTGGAATATAATGATCTGATGCTTGAACATTTTAATAACCCATCCTCCGGGGTGTTTAAAAGAGTTGGTAAAGTGTTGAAACTCTGCACCAATATGAATGATGAATCACTTAATCGGTTCACCGATCCTGAACTATTACAGGTGTTTAGTCTTATTGCAGATGAATATAGTAAAAAAAAATAGATGACATACGTTTACGTCTCAATTGTTGGTATTTTGTCAAGGGTATAAAATCGGATGAATTTGCACTCAAATATCCCTATTGGGCAATGTCCCCCTCCCTTCGGAGAAACCTCTGTTTTGAGGGCATTACAGACGTCTATGGTGAGCTGGTTAGGTTGTATGACGAATCAGTCGCCGGAGGATTCCAAAAAGGGCGGTCAATCTATGAGCAGCACTTCTTTTTCACGAATCCAAAACTGCTATATGCACCGGAATACCAGGAACAGATCAAGATGGTAGAATACGCTAAACAGACACATACTCCCCCATATCCTGATTTGCAGAATACACCTGCTCAATTTGTGGATGAGTTTTTTATAATCCAGGAAGAATTAAAGGAAATATTCAGTGGCAACCAATAAGCTAATCATAGATGTAGGCACTCGAGGTGCTAAAAAAGCAGAACAAAACATAAAA